TTAACGTAAATCCTGACGAACAAGTAGAAACACAAATCAGCGTAAGTGGTACAATATATGAAGCAGATCTTGGAGATTACACCTCATGATAACTAATACTGGTAAAACTATTATTGCAAAATATTTACTTGGTCAGGCCCCTGCCTATGCCTCGTATATTGCTATTGGTTGTGGTGCTACCCCTTTAGATACCTCCGATGAAATAGGCAATTATTCAACAAAAACAAATTTAGATTTTGAAATGTTTCGTGTTCCAATATCTTCTAGAGGTTTCGTAAACGAAGATGGTGTAGATAAGATTGTTTTAACAGCAGAACTTCCAACAGAAGAAAGATATGAAATAACTGAAATTGGAATATATTCTGCAGGTTCTAATCCTTCTGCAGGAGCATATGACAGCAAAACAGTATTTGCTTTTACACAAACAGAAAATTGGCAATACGTAACAGAAGCATCAGCAGTAGCAATTGATACAGAGTCTGATGCATTAGATGCTCCAAACTACGATAACGTTATTGCTGTAGCAGATCCAGTATTTCAAACAAGTGCAGATAATCCAATATTTTTTAAATCACCAAGAGTTGCAAGGTATGAAAGACCAAGGTTTTTAAATAATATTATTATGATAAAAGGTAACGAGGCTGATCTTGATATTGAATCAGATAGCGGTCCAACACAAGATACTTTTGAAATAGGCGCAGGATCAAATTACATTAGACTAAGCGGAGCAACAGTTGACTTTACAAAAAACTCTCCAACAGATGAGTTAAGATTGGCATTTTCAATAATAAATAGAGATGGAACATATGGCTCTGGCACTCAGCCAGAAAGAGCCAGAGTTTTAGTTTCATTTGAAAATACAAGTGGAACAGAGTTTGCAAGACTTGAAGCAGAAGTTGCTGACGATAGTAGTGGTGGACAATATGATTTTGCTACAGAAAGATATTTTGTTGTAACAAAACAACTTCAACAACTATACAGAACTTCTGGTTTTGATTGGAACGCTGTTTCTGTAGTTAAAATATACGCATGCGTTATTGATGGAGTTAATCCATCTGGCAATTATTATGTAGCACTAGACGCTTTAAAATTAGAAAATGTTGCTACAGTAAATCCACTTTATGGACTAACAGGATATTCAGTAATTCAAACTGCAGGTGCAGCGACAATAGTTAAGAGTCCTAATACTAGCAACTATGTTGAATTTAGATTTTCAGTAGATCTTTCTAGCGGAAACAATTCATAATGGCTGATGCAGGAATTAAAAAAGTTATAATTAAAAAGGCAACTTTGCCACCACTAGATCATGATAAAGTTGGGTACGTTTTTAGATACAGAATTGTTTCTGAAGATAAAAACAGAACGTCTCAATGGTCTCCAATAAATCTTGTACTAGATGACTCAATTACTAGCGTTGCTGGAGCCGTACAAGTTTCAACATCAGTTATTAGTGCAGTATGGGGAGATGAATTAAATAGACCAAAGTATGATGTTTTTGTTGGATTTGATGGAGCCACAGCAACCTATCATGGCACAACACCAATTCATTCATATCAATTTATTAAAACTGGAACTACAAATGTACGTGTAATTATTCAAGTTGAATCATCTGAAAAAACTCTAAATGCCAATTTTCAAATATACAACTCTGGCTTAGTTTCTTTGGTATAATAAAATAGGAGGAATAAATGGCAAAAGTACCACTACCAGAAAGAGGGCAACCTCTTGATGTTACATATTTATATCAATTAATTGAGGCTGTAAACGATCTTTCTACAAATGTTGCTTCTAAGCAAACGAGTAAAACAATTATTGATACGGCAAGTGCGGGTAAAGCAGAAGTGCAAACCTCTAATACAAGAATTGTGGGCGGTTTAGTTGAAGTTGCAAACAACTCAACAGTTTCGGCGGGAAACGAAAGAACATTTACTTATGACTTTAAAGACTTTAAATACCCACCAATAGTGTCAGCAACACCAGTTAACACTGGACAAACTCCAGCAGGACAAAATGTAAATATTGTTCTAAAGAGTGTTACAGAAACAAGAGTAGAGGGTGTTGTAAGGTTTGGGGCTTCTGGCGACTTATCTTTATCAGTGCATCTAGTTATTGTTGGAATTCCAAACTAAGGATAAATTTGATGATTTCTTGCAAAAAATGCAAGGGTAGAATTTTTGTTGACAGGCAATATAGCAGTGCTCAACATATGGAAACATATTGTATGGTATGTGGAGAAAGAAGATTCTTTCATCCACCAACAGGAAGTGAAGAAGGCAGATGGCTACTAGCAAGGGAAATATTGAGAGCCAAGCGTACAATAACGAAACTGTAATAAAAGGTAATAAAAAAATATGGTTTCTTAATGGAGACTTGGTAAGGTTGCATCATAGTTCTCGTTCTACTGGAATGGTTTCTGTTTATAATATTACTAAAGATAGAATTGAAACTTGTCTACGTTCTGATTTTAGAAAAAATAGAGAACGTGCATACACAGTTGCAGAGACTGCTAAATTAATTAATCGTCATAGAAAATATATGCCTAAATTAATTAAGACTGGAATGATACCGCCACCGATTGGTTCAAGACTAAATGGACAAAGAGGTTGGCAAATAAGATCTTATTATTCAGAAAGCATGGTAAGAGACATCCGTGCTATACTGGCTACTATACATATAGGACAACCAAGAAAAGATGGACTTATAACAAATAATATGACTCCTACAAGCCAAGAATTGACAAGGCGAATGGGCGACGGTATACTTACATATACGAAGACAGAAGACGGTAGATTTATTCCTGTTTGGGCAGAGAATATTTAATAGCAGAAATGGTGGGGTAATGGAAAACGAAAATACAAAAGTATCAGTAGCACTTGGATATACTCTTAATCTAGGGAATTTTCAATCACTAAGGTTTGATTTTGGTGTGGTTGATTCAAAGCGCAATGGCGAAACTCCAGATCAGGCTTTTGAAAGAATTTACAAATTTGTTGAAGACAAATTAACGGAAAAAGTTAAAGAAGCAGAAGCAGAGTCTGATAGCAAAGAATAATGGCTGAACGCAAAGAACGTATGGCTTTGCTTAGTCGTTATGGCAAACTTCATTTGCAAAGATATGAAAAGAAAAATCTGCTTAACCTTAATGTTGAACAATGGGCAGCGGATGGACTTATTGAATCTTATGGTTTAGCCCAGTGTTATGATTTATTAGATTATTATTTTAACGTCTCTGCTGCCCCTTCTTGGAGTTACTTTGCATACAATGCAGAAAAAATATTAGACGCAAAATTAGAAAAAGAGCAAGATAAAAAAGAAAGAGAAGAGCGCAGAAAATTAGCAAGGAAGTGGATTAGTGAATAATACAGAAGCAAAATTAATTAGCGCAGTATTAAGCGATAAACAAATCCATGTTTTGCTACAGGCAAATGTTGACAACCTATTAAGAACTCATAATGACGTATGGAATTTTATTAGGTTGTATTCAGAAAATAATCAATCAGTTCCACCAGCATCTTTAGTAGTAGAAAAGTTTAGAGATTTTGTTCCAGTAGGTGACATTGGCTCAACAAAACATCATCTTGAAGAATTACAAACAGAATATTTAAATGATAGCCTAAAAGATATTTTGCGTAATGCAGCATCTGAGGTTCAAGTTGGAAATGGTCCAAATGCCCTTGAGCATTTAATTACAAAAACATCGGAATTAAAAAAGAATACTTCTGCAATTAGAGACATTGAAGTTACTGACTTAGACTCAGCAGTTGCATATTTTGAAAATGTAAAAAAGATGCAAGATCTTGGACACATTGGAATTAAAACAGGCTTGCCAGGTTTTGACAACTACCTACCTTCTGGAATTATGCCAGGACAACTTGGTGTATTTTTAGCCTATCCAGGAATTGGTAAATCTTGGCTTGCTTTGTACTTTGCAGTTCAAGCATGGAAGCAAGGTCGTAGTCCACTTGTTATAAGCCTTGAAATGTCTGAGACAGAAGTTCGTAATCGTGTATTTGCAATTATGGGTGAGGGGCTATGGTCTCATCGTAAACTTAGCAATGGAGAAGTAGAGATTGACATGCTTAAAAAATGGCATGCTGAAAAATTAGCGGGTAAACCAGAATTCCATATCATATCAAATGATAATGGTGGAGATGTAACTCCTTCTGTTATACGTGGAAAGATTGATCAGTATAGGCCAGACTTTGTTATAGTAGATTATTTACAACTTATGTCTCCAAACCAAAAATCTGACAACGAAACAGTACGTATGAAAAACCTTTCTCGTGAACTTAAGTTAATGTCAATTGGAGAAGAAGTTCCTATTATTGCTATTTCTTCTGCGACTCCAGATGATGTTAAAGATCTTTCTACACCGCCAACTTTAGGACAAACTGCATGGTCTAGACAAATTGCTTATGATGCTGACTGGGTAATGGCATTAGGTCGTGCCACTAATAGTGATATTATTGAATGCGTATTTAGAAAAAACAGAAATGGTTTTATGGGAGACTTTTTAGTTCAAGTAGATTTTGATAGAGGATACTACCGTTATAAGGATTTTGAAGATGGTAAATAGAGATTCATATACAGCGGAACAAGTTAAGCGTGTACTAACTGGCGCTGGTATTGATATTGAAGCAGAGTATGGAACTGACTATATTGTTTTTTGTCCATATCATAATAATAATAGAACTCCTGCTGGGGAGGTATCAAAAGATCACGGAATGTTTTTTTGTTTCGGATGTCAAACCACAAGAACCCTTATTGAGTTTGTAATGTATACATCAAATAGAACATATTTTGAAGCAGTTAGATATATTAAAAGTAAGGAACAAGAGACAAGTATTGAGGAATCTGTCAATAAAGCATTAATAAATAAACCAGAATTTATTCAATATGACGAATTATTAATTAAAAGATTAAATAATCAAGCCCTAGAATCTCCTAGAGCAATTAGATATTTTGAAGGAAGAAAAATAACCAAAGAGTCAATAGACAAATTTAGTCTTGGATACTCTGAAAAACAAGACTCCGTAACTATTCCAATTTACTCTCCAGATGGCATGTGTATAGGGTTTGTTGCTAGAACTGTTGAGGGCAAAGAATTTAAAAATACACCAGGTTTGCCAAAGGGCAAGGTTCTTTTTAATTTACATAGAATTAAAACATCAAATATAGTTTATGTAGTAGAATCATCTTTTGATGCAATCAGATTAGATCAAGTAGGTTTTCCTGCCGTGGCTACGCTAGGGGCTAATGTTTCTG